TTTTCCGCCCTCGCCAAAATCGACACACGCGCTTTTTTGTTTCTTTTTTTCTAAAAAAGAAATATTATTTACTTTACTTTTCTTTATAGGCGTTTTTTCCGAATTTATAGCTATTTCTTCGGAGTTTATACCTATTTCTTCGGAAGAAATGAGGGTATATTCGGAAAAAACAATATTTCTTCTGGACGCTTTACACATTGCTAAGTACCTTTCTTGTACTCCTTTTGAGGTGTAAACGCCCTGTTCAAACATCTCAGCAGAAAATAATCCTACTTTCACACAGTAGTCTAAGACCGCTTCTATAAACTCAACTTTATCCCCAGTTTGCTCTGAGACTATAAAGCCAAAATCTTCATCGTTAAGCACGTAATATCCATTGCGGTAGATAAAAGCCAAAACGCATATATAGACGCTCAATGCTCGCCCCGAATGATTTTTGATTAGTTTCCGAATCTTGATGTCAGAAAATATGTCCACATCTAAAGAAAAGTAATTGAAGCCTTGTTTTACGTTTCTTCCCATTACTTTTGTGTTTTAGGTGTTATGTACTTGTTAAAAAAACTCCCCTTGCCCTTAACAGCTCTCTGGACAATGGCACGCCAAATAATAACGCTCGCCAAAGACAAGGGGAGACAAATGAATGAAATATTAGAATAAGGTTAATTGTCGTTGTTTTTCGGTTATTGTATTCACATTCTTAACAGCGGTTTCAAAGTACTTATCTTTGAGTTCTATCCCTATACCGTAGCGTTCTAAATTAACTGCCTCGTATATTTCGCTTCCTATCCCCAAGAATGGAGTAAATACCGTTTCACCCTTATTACTCCACATCTGCACGCAACGCTTGATAACTGATAATTGTAGCGGGGCAATGTGCTTTTCATCGCCTAAATCAGTAGCCTCTTTCTTTCCGTTGAGTACATCTGTGCGCTTAATATCAAACCACGTATTGACCTTGTAATCTTCCATTACTTCGTGAAGGTGTTCAATATCGCCCTTCTCCACATTCCAAGTAGGAGACGCCCAATGTTGCCAAACATCTAATGGAAAATTCTCTTTATTCTTGTTGTTAATTGGTGTCCAATCTTCCTCATTTCCCTCCCACTTGCGAAATATAGTGCAGTATTCTGGTAGTCCTACTCCTGTATAACTGCTATCTTTGCGCAGTTGTTTGTATAGAAGTCGTTGCGTTTTTGTTCGCTGCATTTCCAAAACGGGGTCGGTCCAGATATTCACCTTTGAGTGGTATTTAAAGCCTACTGCTTCCACCGCTCTATGGTGGTCGCCTGTGAAGTCATACAGCCCTGTGTAGCCGCTTGAGTTCTTATATACGGCTAAATCTTTGGTATGGCAAACCATTAGCCTGCCAGGCTTCAATATTCTATACAAATCGTGCAAAAGGAATGTATATTGCTTAAAAAAGTCCTCGTGGCTTTCGTTGTTACCCATATCGTGAATGTAGTTTGAGTAGGTAAACAAGGAACTAAATGGGGGGCTGAATATGATTAAATCTACTGAGTTATCAGGAATGCGCTTAATCTCTATGCAGCTGTCGCCTTTCATCAACCAATAGTTAGGCGTTTTTACTTCTTTGAACTCATACGAATTGAGTAGCCCAAAAGCGCTGCCGTTGATGAATTTATTCATTTGGGCTTGCATTTCCTTAAATTGTTGTTCTTTGCGCTCACGAGTTTGTTTTACGTTTTCCATTGTGTCTGTAGTTATGAAATAGATATTTACTTCTTTTGTTTGTCCAAAGCGGTAGGAGCGTCTGACGGCTTGGTATGTACCCTCGAATGAGAAGTCGAGGCTTGCGAATATTTGATTGTGGCAATTCTGAAAGTTCATACCGAATTGGGCTATTTTCTTTTTCGTTACCAGCACCCTAAATTCACCATTAGCAAATCCGAGTAGTTTCTTTTCTTTGACTTCTGTTTTTTCGCTACCATTCACTGCTACTGCATCGGGGATAAGCGCAAGGGCTTTCTTTTCCTCTTCATTCTGATTTACCCAAATGATAAACGCTTCCTCTGAATTATTTACTATCTCGGCTACAGCTTCCAATCGCTGGTCAAGCGTGTTACGCAATTCCTTTTGGAATTCGGTAGCACTCACCGTGTAAGGGTTGAAAAGCATACCATTATCACGCTTTTTTGTCTGTATTTCCTTTTCGATGTAATTGAGTTTAGGCAACTCATAGCCTTCAGCCTTAAAGCCTATATCCGAAGGTTTGGTAAGCATAGTAGCCCACGAACTAATCCAGCCGTAAAAGTCGTTTTTAGCGTGCCCTTTTAATCGGTAGTTATTCATACCCTCATCACGCACGAACCACTTAGCACGCATATCCTGAGCATCTAATACGTTAAGGAATTCTGAGTGGTTGCCTATTTCGTTCAAGTCATTAGGACTTGGAGTAGCTGTGCAGCATAATTTGTAAGGGGTGTTTTTAAACTCTTTGATGAGTTGGTTTTTGTACTTACCTGTGAAGTTCTTTAATATTGAACTTTCATCAAGCACTACCCCTACGAATTGAGCGGCATTGATATTATCCAGCTGCTCATAATTGCTGATATACACGCCCTGTAATGGTTTGCTGTCGTGGTATTTTTGTACCTCAATACCGAACTTTTGCCCCTCTTGTATGGTTTGATAGGCTACTGCCAAAGGGCAAAGTATTATTACAGGCTTTTGTGTGTGTTTGCTTACTTGGTGTGCCCATTCCAATTGCATTAGGGTCTTTCCAAGTCCGCAATCGGCAAAGATTGCATACCGCCCCATTCTTAGTGCCTTGCTCACAATGTAACGCTGAAAGTCGAATAGGTTAGGGTTTAGTTTTTCGTCAGGAATTTCAAAACCCGCTTCGGCTACTTTTCGTTCCTTTGATTTTAGGAATTTCTGATACTCATTCATTTTGATTTGAAATTAGAGATTTGAATTAGATTGCCGCGCGCTCAATCTCCTTTCAAATCGGGTTGTTTTTAGCCCCCGCTCACGGCTCGAACGTGAGTGCTTGCCTATCGGGGTGCACAATGGATAAAACTACAATGTTTCTTTACTTTTATCTATATATTCCTTGCAAAACTGGTGGTCTATTACCGCCTCTACATTCAGCGTTTTTGCTGACAGTAAGGTCATTGTGTAAGGAGGTAATTCTTTATCCTCATCGCTGTTTTTCTTTGCCAACGATACAAGGGTAAAATACTGCTGCTCTTTGAGTGATTTTATTTCATAAAACCCAATGTAATTTTGTTCGATATAGTCAGTTATAATTCCCCTTGCTACATCTATGCTGTTAGCATATAGGTAGAACGTTCTTTTTTTTCGAGAGATTTCCACTACCGCTATCCATATAGTACTGTTGCCTAATACAGCATCTGCAGTGCGTTGTATTGAACTTAATCGTACATCTTCAATGTTAAGTTCCCCACTCTTGATAAAGAATTCTATGGTTTGAAAATTCTCATCGTTTAATTCTTCGCCCTTAGAAATAATAAGTTCTTTTCGTTCTATAGTTACGGCTTCCCCAGTATCCTCGTCTGTAAAATCTTCTTCCCAACGTCTGTACAGACTATTCATTAGATACTTAGATTCTTTGCCCTTCAATAATGAGAGGTCGTTGGAAGTCATTATTTTCTCATTAAATCGGCTTACTGTTTCTTTTTTCATTTTAATAATATTTTCCTTGTAAATTATTCACTTGCTTTTCTATCTCATTAAGGTACGCTAAATCATCAGGCGTTGGTAGGTATATACCCGCTTCCTTGCTAGCGTAATCTCTGAAATTATCAATGGCGGTTGTCATTTCCTTTGTATTCAAACTCGCTGTACTTCGCCACGCTTCACGTATCTCACCAGTTTTGCGGTTAGCATATTCAGTTCTGAATATCTGAGGGTTTACAATCTTCTTAAACATCTCTTGTTTCACGTATTCGGGAGTTTCTCCATATTCTAATGCGAACCACGCAAAGAGTAGGTGAATGTAATTGTTCTGTGAGTAGGTGCGTTTAGGCTTCTTTTCAGTGATTTCAAAGGTCTTTTTCTTTTCGATAAGAAACGCTAAACGCTCCTTTGCCCGTTGTATATCAAACTCATTACTTGCGTTGAAAATCATACTTTATTGTCTTTGAAAGCAAGGCAGGACTCGAACCTGCTACTATCCCGATTGATACTTGCTTTTTGTTGTGTTAATTACCTAATATTAACAGTATTCAACATTCAGTTTCTTTGATTTTTCATACACAACCTCACCATCTTCAGTTACTTTACTAACGTGAAATGCGTGTCCTTGCACACTGTCGGGTTCTTCATCCTCAAGGTAATCAAATGGACTTTCTTCAAAAATATCTATTACTTCTACAATAGCCGTGTACTCACTTTCTTTCACGTGGCTAAATTTAATTACATACTTGTTCATTTTTTATTTATTTTAAATTGTTTTCTAAAACGGCGTTTCGTCATCTTGAGAAGGTGCTTGTCCGTACTGGTTAAACATTTGCCCCTGCTGATATTGCGGTTGCCCTTGTGGCGGGTACGCTTGTGCTTGTTGAGGCGGTGCGTATTGCGGTTGCTGTTGGTAACCTTGGGGGGATTGTTGGTAACCTTGGGGGGATTGTTGGTATTGTGGTGTAGGTTGCTGGTATTGAGGTTGTGCTACATTCGTAGTTTGAATGAGTTCAATTTTCCAACCTACAACCGTATTGAAGTACTTAACCTCACCTTGCGGACTTGTCCATTCACGCCCTTGCAGGTTAAAATGTACCTTAACTATTTGCCCTATTTGCAAGTTATCCAACAATGCGCAATTGCCTTGTGCAAATTGAATGATAATATCTTGTGGATATTGCCCATCGGTGGTGATTACCAAATCACGCTTTTGAAAACCGTTTTGCCCTACTGTTTCGGGGGCAAATATTACTTTAATTCGTCCTTGTATTTCCATAGTTTTTTAATTTTCAACTATAAATCCGATTTCTTCAGCTAATTGTTCAACTTCATTTGATAAATGAATAACATCAGGGTCTTTTCTTATATCTTTCAAATTATCCAAACACTGATATTTTTCTTTCAGTTCAATTAACAATCCTTTTGTTATAAGAACCTTCTCTTTTGTTGCTTCAAGTGCTATTTTGATTACTTGTAAAGCACTCATTATTTTGTTTTTGTTTTCCATAGTTATAATAAAGGTTTTGCGATTTCTAATAGTTCTTTTTGTTCTTCAAAAAATTTGTCTCTGATTTCACTTGTCTTAAAAGCTAAGGCCCTTCTATAACTATAATTTCTTTCACGTTCAACCTTATCATTTTCTGTGAGTATTACATATTTATATTCATCATCATTTTTCCAATCAGGCTGCCATCCCTCATTGTAATAGTCTCTGAGAAATAGAAGTTTTAAAAGTGCCATCGTTGCTTCCACAAGCTCCTCACTTGGTGCTTCTAAACAGTCTGGTAGATAGTAATAATCACCTTTACTACGTGCCTCTTTGATTACTTTCTCAAAAGTTGGTACAGGTGCTTTTTGTTCAAAGCCTTGCAAAGTGTAGGGTGAAGTTGATAATGTTGGTATTTGATTAAACGTACCTATACGACCGTCTAACGTATAGTCTTCAATATTACTTTCAAACTTAACTTGAATAGGTCTTGATGTGTATGGTATGCTTTTTTCTGTTTTTATAACTTCACCTTTTTCGCCTGGATAGTTTACACTATCATAAACTTTCATTCCTTTTTTAAATATTGTTTTCATTTGCTTAAAAAGTCGTTACTAAAACGCTTAGGTGCGAAAACCTCACGACTGACGGTTTTACTATAATGATTTCCATACTATCGGTTAAGATAGTCCTTGTGCTCATTCGTGTTTATAAAAACTTCTACTTTTGTGCAGCTCCAAAACCTCACTGCTTTCCTTTCTGTTTGCCTCAATAAACGCACGTGCCTGCTGTATGCTTAGGTGTGTATTGATATTGCCGTACGCGTGCGTATATTCGCCCTTTGCGTGCGATTCTTCTATCGCCTGCTGTATGTACTCTTCACAGTAATTATGCTCAATAGCGTACAAATCATAACCTTTGGCACTGATACCCTCCAAGTGCGCTGTATCAGTAGCGTGAAATATTTTTTGCCCACTATTGAGGAATATCCGCCAACCGAAATTTGGTATGTCGTGATATAGCTTCACTGGCGATACTTTAAACGCCCCGTAATCGTATAACTTACCTACTTCCAACACATCAATATTGTTTAACCCCTCCAACCTCTCTAAGAGAAAATCAGCACAAGCAATGCGCAAGGTAGGTCGCTCGGATTGTAATCGTTGTAAGGTTCGCAACTTTAAATGGTCGCCGTGCTGGTGCGTGAGTAACACAATTTTCAAAGAACGTTTTACATCGTTTAAGGCTTTGAGCGTAACGCCGCAATCTACCATTATTGCGTTGTCGTATATCACGGCGTTACCCTCGCTACCTGAACTAATTACTTGTGTTTGTATCATACTTGTTTAAAATCTACTTGCTTTGGGGCTGGTGCACCTGCTACTGGTTGCGCTATATGTTGCACCGCTTCGGGTTCGGTAGGCTCGTTTTGCTCGATAACCTCTACATCTATCACCGTACGCCCTTGAGGGTTGTCAATGTAGTTGCCCTCATTGTCTGCTTGGTCTTTCTCTATTGCTTTTTGCATTTCTACTGAAAGCACCCCGTAACGGTTAAGCAATAATTTTAGCACTGTCTTTTTTGCCATTAGGTCAAATTCGTCTTTCCAAAGACCTCTGTTTGTTTTAGCATAAGTTTTTGAGTACTTAGAAGCGTGTGCTTGTAGCTGCTCAATGGTCATAAAGAGCGATTGCTGAAAGCCGTTGAGTAACTCAATGTAAGCAAGGTAACCGATAACCGCCCCACTCGGATTTTCGCCTAAAAAATCAATATGCCCCGTTACCTTGTTTCGTCTAATCTCACCCTCACGAATTTCGCAAGTGTTAATCGTTTTGTACTGCCCGCTGCGAATTGCTAATTGAACAAACCCCTTATACCCCATTTGAAATTGAGGAATAGTGCGATTGGTTTGTCTATCAAAGTAAGGTATTACATACGCATACCCTAAGTTCTTATTTAGTGGCAAATTCAATGCAGTTGCATTCATTGCGCATTTCATAAGGTCAGCAGGTTCGCATTGTGATAGTTCTTTGTTGCTATCTGAAAGGGCTAATAAGTTAGATACAAATTCGCTCTTTTTTGCGCCTAAATTTTGCTCTAAGAATTTATCGGACTTGTTAAGGAAGTTCGCTAATGATTGTTTTTGTAATACTGGTGTTTCCATTGTGTTATACTTTGTATTGAATTTTATTATTATCTAAGAAAGCGCGTAACGCTCTAAGTTGCGCCCTTGTGCCTATCACTGTAAAAGCGGATTGCACAATCTCATTTTCATCTTCTTGTACTGCTTCTGTAGCCTCTTGCACTGGTTCAGGTTGTATCGGTGCTGCAGGTTGCACTGGTGCTGCAGGTTGCGCCTCATTGATTACTTGTGCGGGTGCTTGCAAAGGAGCGGCTTCTTTTGCCCTTGCTTCAGCGGCGAACCTCGCTTGCTCTGCTGCTACTCGTTGCGCCTCGATACGCGCTAATTCAGACTCACGTTGCTGCCTGCGGTATTGAGCGTTCTGTATCGCCCTTGTAACGTCAAGCGTTTGTTTATATTCAGTTAGCATTTCAGCTTTAAACTCGTCAGGTTCATTTAGGCTTTCAATGAGTTGTATACTTTTGGTTACCTCGCTTACAAAGTTTGCTACCTCGTTTTTAAGGCTCTTATCGCTGGCACTAAGTGTGATATTCAGAGGCAAGCGTTCAAATATGAGGAAGTCAATACCTTGTTGCTGGCACAATTCAGTGAAGTAATCTTTGATACGTGCGCTTTTGTCACTTATTAGCCGATTTTGCACCTCGTCTATTTTTGATTTTAGCGTACTATCAGCCTTATCGTAATGTACTTTGATATGCTCTTTATATGCTTTTTCAAAGGCTTCATAAGGCGCATTTACCTGCTCTTTAATATACTTGCGTTGTGTTTCAAAATCATCAAGTTCTTTGCGCAACATCGTGCGAGTGTTTTTTGCACTCTTTAAAGTCTCATCAGTTACTAACTGGTTATCGAGGTTCAATTCAGCAATCTTTGCCTCAATTTGTTGCCCTACTGCTTTGATTTTCTCATAAACAATAATAGGGGCTTGTTTCAGTGTTATTAATTCTTCATTCATTTGGTTTATGTATTTTAGGTTATTACTTTTCTTTAAAAAAGTGCCGTGCGTTGTTGTGATGAATTATGTCCAGATTTTTAAAGAATAACACGGCACTTATTATTGGTAGAGGCTCTTTTTTCTTTGTTTTGTAGGACATTCGACTAATTGCCTAACATTCTTACTTCAATTAACCGAAGCCTACAATTAAATAACAAATGAGCGGATTTAATACATCTTTTTTATTAGTTTGTTAATCTCATTACGCTTGGTGCGAAACTCGTGCATAAATTCACTATTGCTAATCTCTTGTACTTCATACTTGCTATTTTCACTTTGTTGATAGATATTAGCAGATATATAACTCCTCATATTAATAGAAGTATAACCTACCTCTACAGCTGATAATAGTGTAAGATTTTCAGTAATGGCTCTCTTTTCGTATATTCTTATGCACCAACTGATATTCTCAAACTTCACTCGGTAGCATTTGCCTAATTCTAAGGTTGTGTTTTGCTCTTTCATAGTTGTAATGATTTTAAATATTAAATAAATTGACTCCAATCGTGAGATAAACTCTCTTCATATCTCATCTTGTTTGTCTCATAGTTATCGCACCATCTATAATGTTCTTCATCTTCCAAATTATCGTAAGTCTTACAGAGCAAGTCTAACAATGCATATTGCTGCTCTTCTGTGAATTGCAAATCATAATAACTACCTCTATACTCTACATAACTATCATTACAGGTTATCTCTATACGAGATTGCCCACCTCTCTTAACCCATTCGCCACCTACACATAGATGGTATACACCGTGTGATGAACTTATAACGAAATAATCTAAGGTGCTTTCTTCTTCAATTCTTACCTTGCTAATAAGGCAGTCGAACATTGCCTTGCTTACCTTACCGCTTGGCGTGTAATTTTCTTTTCTCATTTCAAATAGATTTAAAATAGGAGGTTCTTGGTCTTGAATATCACTAACTCGCACTATATGTAATGCATCATTAAACGCTTCTTTCTCGTGAGGTTCGCATTCGCTGAATTTCTTGCCCTCATAGGTTACATAGCCATTGTTTAGAAGAATTTGGCTACTCTGTTTGGTCATCTCATTCATTTGTTGTACTTTTGCCATTGTAATTTTGTCTTTGTGATTTTAATGTTAATACTATTTTTAAAATTGCAAGTCATTAAGGCGGTGCTGGGATAGTGCCGCTTTTTTTTGTTAGCTATTTTGTCGGTAGCGTTCGCATTCAGCAAAAAATTGCGCTTCATACTTTGATATATCTACCATTTTCTTTTGTCTTTTAGAAGACGGCTTGCTACCTTCCACAATAGCAAGCTCGTCATTAGTACGAATAATCTCATTTGCAAGAGTTCTTATTGTGCTTTCGAGACATAGCTTTGTAGTCTCTAATTCTTTTATCTTACTCTTTAAGTGTCGTATTTGTTGTTGCTTGTTCATATCTCAAGGTTCTATACTTATTAAGTAATGTTTCTTTTTCTTCTTCACTCTCAAACTCAAATAAATCATCTATATTGTCCGTTTGTACGTAATTTTTAAGTGGCACATAGTTTTCTATTTTCAAAAACATATGAGGTCGCCTATACAGCCAATGCCCTACTGTTATAGGTGATTTCTTAACTTCATTAGAGAAGTTCGCCAATTGCCCACTAATTAATTTAGTTACTTCTTTTGTTAGTTTCATTTATTTTCTTATTTTTGCAACGTTAATAGTAACGTTTCATTTTGATGGTGCAAATATACAAACATTTACTAACATAGCAAATATTTTTGTAAAAAATGTTAGATTTTGTTTGTTATATTTTTATAATTGACTGATTAATAAAAAGTTGTGATGAAAGATTTTTTGAAGAAAAGTAATGAAGTATGACAAAACAAGAATTAGAAACTATAAAAGATTACTTAAATGAACTTGTAAAGTTTGATTTTGATAAATATATTACAGACCATTTTCCTAATGTTTCGTTAGAAAATTTAATGTTTCGTGAATGTAATACGATTGAGTTTAAATGTATGTTTAAAGATACAATTAAGAGGTTTGAATCTCTGATAAACTCAAAAACAGCTATAATGTTACCTATGTCGTACTACTCAAACAATTCTTCTTACAATATAGCGGCTGTAATAAGCAATTTGAAATCTTTTTTAGCAGGGACCAGTAGAGAATATATTTTTGATCATATCATACTTGTTTTTAACTATTGTATACAGTTTGGAAATTGGGACAAAAAAGTTGTTTATAAACCTTCCTTTTCTCAGGAGGATATAGAAAACATCGCAGGAGAAATGGAACTCATACAAACAAGATTGAATAGTGAAAGAGATCGGTTGAACACACTAATATATGAGTTTTCAAAATCGAAGAATGATTTGGACAATAAAATTAAAGAGGCTAATGAATTTTATAACACAATTAAGGAAAAAACTAAAAATGCAACCGAAAATGACGCCACTATACTTTCTTATCTAACATCATCACAAGCTAACAAAAACACTATAGATAGTTTAAAAACAAATATTACAGACTTGGAACTAAAAATATCTAATGATATAGAGGGGTATAAAAAGAGGTTTGAAGATGTAATATCACAAAATGAACGTTCATTGTCTCTAATTAAGGAAGCAGAAGGGCTACAAAATAAGATTCTATCACAAAAAGAAGAAGTGGAAACCCTAATAGGAGCAGCTGCTGATGGCTCTTTGGGTTCTCATTTTAAGGAAAGAAAAGAGCAAATTAGAGATAATGTATATATATTTTTGAAGACTATTATAGTTTCTTTATTAGCAACTTGTGTTTGGGTTTGGTTTGTTTTTAAAGATTTTGATATTAACAATTCCGACTGGGTGCATTTTGTTATAAATGTACTTAGAACTCTCCCTGCTTGGTTTTTGGTATGGTGGCTTATTAGTAGATACACAAAAGAACGAAAGTTGCAAGAGGAGTACGCTTTTAAATCGGCAATAGCAATGACTATGAGAGAGCATTCTAAATTATTAAAGTCTAACGATAGTGGCGATATAGACAAACGAGATTCTCAACAAATTATGTTGCTAAAAGCACTGGATAATATTTACAATCCACCTGACACAAATCAGGATAAAGAAAAAGACTTCCTACCACCTAAGAATGTAGAAGCTGTTTTATCTAAGATAACAGACCTTATAAAGGAATTTCGGGTAAAGGGTTAGTTTTTCAATCTTACTTTGTCGCCATTTTTAATAAAGTTCATTTTCTTGAGTATGACTTCGTGGTCTGATTTAGTAAGTCTTACACAAGGTTTATGAATATCATCACTTAATGAAATTTTTTTATATATTTCTATATCATCAATATCCCAGTCTTTTATCTCATCATAGATATATTGAAGGTCAAAATATTCTCGCGAGTGTATCGCCATCCAAACACGAAGTTCAAATCGAGCTTGTTCTGATAATTTCATAACTACAAATGTTTAATTTTTAAAGTGCAAAGGTATGGAAAATAATTCAAAAAAACAAACAAATGTTAGTACTGAAAGTTCTAAAAGATTGAGAGAACTATTATTGCATTTGAAAATGAGTTATAATAAATTTGCAAAGGAAATAGGGCTAAAAGACAATGTTAAAGTCTACCATATAAAAAATGGTAGAAATGAGATAAGCGCCGATTTAGCAAATGCCATTACTGCAACTTTTCCTCAAATTAGTTATCAATGGCTTCTTACTGGCAATGGTGAAATGCTTGTACAAAATACTCCTGAAGAAGAAGATGAAGAAGAAACATATCTAAGATCCGAGCGTAACAGATATAGCTTATCCTTGCAACGCATTCAAGAACTCACCAACTTACCTATGAAAAAACTCAAAGCATACGATAATGGTGATGAGGATGTGCCTGATGATATATTAGAAGCCTTTGAGAACCTTTTTCAGAGAATAGAAAACGAATATAACGAGAGTGATGAACAAGACGATACTTTGCCTGTACTTATAACTGATGAAATGGTTTCCAATGTAAAAGTACCATTCTATGAGGTGGATTTCACTGGAGGATTTACATCCCCCGAAATGTTTTCTGAAGTAAAACCCTCATTTGTTATAAGTTCCCCCAGCTTTGCAGGGGCAGATTTTGCTTGTGTACTCATAGGAAATTCAATGTCAAGGCGTATAAAAAATGGGTCTGTTATTGGGTTAAAAAAAATAGAAGAGTGGTGGGAATATTTTCCAACTAACGAAATATACGCTGTCGTTACTAAAAACTGGTTACGTACTGTTAAAATAGTAAAGAGAAGTAAAAAAGAAGGTTATATAGACCTTATCCCTGACCCTTTACCTGAATATAACAATCCAGAGTATGAAACAGAAACTATACGAATGGATTATGTAGTAGGATTTTATAAGGTGATAGCACACGCATTTTTTGAGCGAATGTCGTTTTAAATATCTTTTTCGTTCATAACCAATCAGAAGCACACACCTAAAAACGGCAATATAGGCTATAAAAACGACAATCTAAATACTTATATTTATTTGATACATAAATACTTACACGCAAATCTTCCGACAATGTAGAAAATTAACAAAATAGCCAAAATTGCAATTTTGAACTTTTATACATTGTTGATAATGAATGTATTACAAAATAAAACCCACAACCAGCCCCGACTGTTAATCAGAGGGTCACTGGTTCAAGTCCAGTAGGGGGAGCAAGAAAAAAGCAATACTTTTTAGTATTGCTTTTTTTGTATCCTTTCTTTACTTTAATATCAGTTCAATATAACTTTGTGATTTCTCTTAAGTATTGCCCCTCTTCAAATTTTTCTCACCTTCTAATTGATATATATCATTCATATTATCATTAAAATCCTTTTCTGAAGATAACATTTTATCAAAAAGAACTTCACCATTATCAGCACTTATGGTTATATACCTAATTTCTAGTCCTCTTATATTAGGCTTTGTAATACTAATAATATTATAAATAGGAACGCTTCTATTATACCTATCTACATTTAAAAGCAATTT